TTAAAGGCGCTTGAGAGCTTAAAGGAATTATCAGGGATGCTGCACGATGTAGAGGAAGTGGAAGCGCATCTAATATCATTAGGGAGGATTCAGCATGGGTAGTCGTCAAATATTCGCTAGCATTGGTTTGTTAAGTATTCTAATCATCACGGCATGGACTCATAACAGCCAGTACAACTATGAAAATACACAAGCTAAAGTGACTAATCCGAAGTATAAAAACATTGGTTTAATCGAAAAGGCGTGTAATAATACAGGCATTGCTTGTCCACTAATGGTAGGCAGTAATTAAACTTAAATTCACTTAGTTTAATTAGATTAAATGTTCTTTAGCCCCTTAATTGGGGCTTTTTTATGCGTGTAAGAAAATGTCAATGATTCGGGGCAAAGTTGGTAGTTTTGGCCACTGTTTATCTTTTGGTAATCTGGATAATAGGCTTTATTAATTAAGGGGAAGAACATGAAAATAGAACTAAGAAAGAACAACGAGCAAGTTATTACGCTTTGGGAGCAAGACGACGTAGGCGAATTACAGTTAGCCTTAGCGCTTGCCGTAATTAAAGCGGCTTATGTGCTTATGATTGAAGCTGAAGGCCATTATGGCAGCCTGTTAACACTTTGGATTGATGAAGATAAAGAAGTGGTTTATGAGCAGATTAATTGTGTGGATGGATTAAAGGAGTTTTTAAATGACTGATATCGAATGGCCAGAAGGGGCTACGCATAGGATTACAGGTACTTGGATTGGGGCATGTGGTACTTGGTTCTGTAAATGGGTTGATGGTATTGGGTATTTATATGAGGGAGGGTCTTGGAATAAAGACCCGAAAAATATGTCCTTAAAGAGTTATTTAAGTACCGTGGGGTATGCAGTAATCGAGCGCCCGAAAGAGCCAGAAGCTACAGAGCCTGTGATTAATTGGGATGAGCAGCCAACTCCAGAGCATGTATGGCTGGAAGAGCTTAGTCACGTACATGATGAGTCAGGAAGCGGATGGTATAAGCAGGAAGGGGAAGGCTGGCACTGCCTAGAATTAGGAATTGATTACAAAAAATCGTTTGAAGGTAAGAGCTTTAGAATTCACAGAAAACCAGCAACCGAACCATATAAGCCAGAAGTGGGGGATACTATTGAAGCATTGATGACCGACAAATGGGTGGAAGCAAAGGTTTACGGCGTTGGAGAATTTGGTGGTTGTTTAGCTAAGCCAGAGGGCCACTGGTATGACGAATTTACTAGTGACAGAATCCGCCCCATCAAATCAGAGCGTGAGCAGATTATTGAAAGAGCAATAGACCTGTGTGTTGGCTGCCTAGGCAATAAGTATGAGTCAATAGTGGAGACTATCAGTGGGGTATTATACGACAATGGATTATTGAGGATTCCAGATGAGTAAAATAGCTGATGCAGTAGACCATGCGTTCTATCAGCCAATGAATAGATGCTTAGAAGCTCAAAGGACTGAGCTTTTAAAGCGCACAGAAGAGATTGAGCAATTAAAGATAGATAATGGCGAGCTAAAGGATTTGCTTGTCTCTGTTAATTCTTTGATCAATCAGGGTAGATATGAAGAGGCGGGGAGGCTTTCTAATAAGTTTAATTTGTCAGAATAGCTATTAATTGTGTTAAAATGCATAAAACAATCACAAGGCATAACTAAATGGCTACCTCATCTTACAATAAAACACGCAAAAAGAAGTCTAACAAAATGACAGCTGGCGTTGGCATTAAACCTAAGAAGAAAAAGAAAAGCTCATGATTGACTGGCTGCTAACTCATCCTTATACACTGGCCTTCTTGGTGATAGCTATTATCACTAGAAAGGATTTAGCTATTTACTGCTTACTAGCATCTGCATCAGGTTCTATTATTTGGGATACCTATCAAGGCCAGCCCATGGCCTATGCAATGCTTGCGGGTGTTAATGCTTTGGTAGTAATCTTTGCAGGGTGGTATAATGTGATGCACGCCACACTATTGAGCAAGGCAGTAATGATCTTAGGAACATTGGGCGCAATGGTAAACGGCTGGCAGCTACTGGGGATAAATAATTATAATTACACAGTATCTGTTATTTTAGGGGTTAGCTTAATGGCTAGCCTTTTGTTTATGGATGGACGCAAGGGGCTGATGAATGGATTATGGGAAGATATGCGCGGCTGCATTTTGCGCCATGTTCATCTACTTGGCCCTAAAGATCACGGTGGAAGCGCTCACTAATGACAAACGGATTAAGCGCAGCAGACAACATCGGGATTAGTGTGTTTAGTGGGGTAATAGCTTTCGTATCGGATAGTTGGCCCCAGATATTTGCAGTAGCCTTTGCCTCGGTACATGCTTACATTGCAATAGATAAATGGCTTTACGAGAGAAGCCAAAGAAAAACAGATTAAAGAATACGCTGCACGATAGGGCGGCACACTCTCCCAAATCCCCACCTATCGACCCCATAAGCTCTACACAGGGCTTTTTTTGTGTATAATATTCGTTAGATAAGGGTGATATAAGGGTTTTCAGTGGGTACTAGTTCAACGACATTAAAGACAGGCGACAACCTGCCTCCAAGGGGTAAGAGCAATAAGACGCGCATTCTTAATGCTATCCGTAGTGAGTCTGTCAAAGAGCTTATAGGGCTTCACGGAGAGCCTACAAAGGATCAGGCTGAAGAGGCTTTTTTTACTCATATTGCTAAGCGCGCCTTTAATATTGAAGATAAAGACTCCGGACAAATGCTTAAGGTTCTAGCTGATAAAGGCTGGTCTAGTGTCAAACCTACAATGGAGCGAGTCGAATTTAAGTTTGATGCGGATGCCACGCCAGACAAGCAGGCCTCGCAAGTATTAGCGGCTGCATCGCAAGGCCTTATATCTCCAGACGTTGCCAACATGTTTATCGACTCAATATCCAAGATGCTTAAGATTGATGAGATAACAGTTATCAAGAAAGAGCTTGAAGCGCTAAAAGATATGATAAGTGCTAAGAATGGCTAGTCCGTTACTCAAAGAGATACAGGCGCTTAAGTCTCAGGTTGGCATAGGATCATCTATGACTAATACGCCTATAGGATTTGTTAACCCTGATGGAAGCCTTGAAAGGACTTTAATCCAGATTGGTGATGAATTCATAGAGACCGATATAACACCTAAAGCTTATTTTCCTATCAAGCTTGAGCCAATGTTTACTAGGCCTAAGCGGTTTATCATTCTTAAAGGTGGTCGTGGCTCAGGTAAATCCATTGGTGTTGGTGACTATGTTTCTATTGATATGCATGATAATGGGAATAACTGGCTATGCTTAAGGGAATATCAGAACTCTATAGCTGACTCTGTACACAGCTTATTGACAGAAGAATATAAGCGTATTGAGCTTGAAGGTTTCTCTAGTACAGAAAAGTCCATAAGGTGCGACAATGGATCAGAGGCTTCCTTTGCTGGTCTAGCTAGAAATCCTGAATCTGTTAAGTCTGCTTTTGGGTTTAAAGGGTTTTGGGTTGAAGAGGCTCAGAGCATATCTGAGAAGTCACTTAAGATACTAACGCCGACAGGCCGTAATAAGCCTATGAAGGGTCTGCCAATGTCAATGGAAGAGATTGACGATAACGAGGTGGACCTATCTCAGGTCACAATGGTGTTTGTTGTTAACCCTGCATCGAGTGAAGATCCATTCTCAAAACGATTCCTTGCACCATTTGACGCAGAGCTAAGAGCTAATGGTATTTATGAAGATGATATCCATTTAATCATAGATATTAACTGGAGGGATAACCCTTGGTATCACATGTCCGGCTTAGAGGGTGAGCGTAAATGGGATTATGAGAACTTAGACAGGGCTTTGTATGACCATATCTGGGAGGGTGACTTTAATGACTCCATAGAAAATGCGCTTATCTTGTCTGAATGGTTTGACGCTTGTATTGATGCCCACAAAAAGATCGGCACCGAGTCGCAATGGGCTAAAGGAGCTAAGTTTGCCGCCCATGACCCAAGTGATACCGGTCCAGACTCAAAAGGCTATGCTATGCGTCACGGTTCGGTTATTTACTCTGTAGAAGAGATGACTGATGGAGGTATAAATGATGGCGGTGATTGGGCGCACGGGTTAGCAATACAGCAAGGGGTTAACCATTACACTTGGGATTGCGACGGTATGGGTGTTGGGTTGGCTAGGCAGGCTACAGAGTCATTCAGTGGATTAAACATCTCAACTACAATGTATAAAGGTAGTGAGTCACCGGATAATCCAGAGGCGATATATCAGCCTACTGGTGAAACCAAAGATAATAAAACAAACAAAGACTGCTTTAAAAATAAGCGCGCTCAATACTATCAGGCATTAAGAGACAGAATGTTTAACACTTATTTGTCGGTGGTTAAGGGTGAGGTTTACCCTATGGATAAGATGATAAGCTTTAGCTCTGATATTAAGTCATTACCGAAACTAAGGGCTGAGCTATGTCGAATGCCAGTCAAGCCTAACGCAAATGGATTGATTGAGCTTTACACTAAGGACCAGATGAAAAGTAAGTTTAAAATGGCTTCACCTAACCTTGCAGATAGTGTAATGATGTTAATGCGTAACAATGTTAGAATAAATAACAATCAGGCTATAATGCCTCCAAAAATTAAAAGCTACAGGATGCGGTAAATGTCGCAAGATAAGCACGTACAGATAAAAGCTTCTGTTGATAAGTCTTTTGTGAACACTCAAGACACTAGAGAGCGCGGCGCTGATGATTGGATGTTTGCGCACTTTAACCAATGGGATGAGACGCTAGAAGAGTATTCTGACAATGAGTACCGCGGCCAATTTGACATCATTACAAGACAGTTGCGTCAAGTTAAAGGCGAAATGCTCGCCAACCCTGTATCAGTTAAGTTTAGACCGTCCGATAACTCACCAGATAAAAAGAAGTTGTCCGAAGTTTTACAGGGCATGTACCGCGCATCCATGAGAACTAACGCAGCAAAAGAAGCTGTAGACGTAGGTATTGATTGTCAGGTTAGTACAGGGTTAGGCGCTTGGCGTATTACCACTGAGTACGAGGACCAAGGCGACAATACAATCACCAAGCAGATGATTACTCGCAAGCCTATTCATGAAGCTAATAATGTCGTGTTCTTTGATTCTCAAGCTAAGCGCAAGGATAAGAGCGATGCTAAATGGGGATGCATTCTTACTTGGTACACTGATGAAGGTTATGATGATTTAATCCGAGATTATGGAATTGACCCTGAAGACCGTAATCCTTCCACATTCAAAACCCCTGAGACTTCCTATGTATTCCCTTGGACCCATGCAGAGCGCCATTACATTGGTGAGTATTACGAGGTTGAAGAGAAGAAAAAGAAAGTATTTATCCTTCGTGATCAGTCGGGCCAAGTTGAAACAGTCGGAATTAGGCAGAAGGCAAAACTTGCAGAGCTGGCGGATTATGGCTTTGATGTAGTTGATAAAAAAGAAATAAAGACCCGTGAGGTCTATAAGTACGTTTTGGATGGTCAAGGTATTATTGATGGACCAACAAAGATTGCAGGCAAGCACATCCCTATTGTTCCTGTGTTTGGTGATTGGAGATTTATTGAAGGCCAAGAGTGGTGGGAAGGCATGGTTCGTCGTGCTAAAGACCCTCAACGCCTGCACAATATGTCATTCTCATTTATTGCTGACCAAGTTGGTCGAACTCCTCGCCGCAAGCCTATTATGTCTCCAGAGCAAATTAAAGGGCATGAGCATTTTTACATGCAGGATGCAGACTATCCTTATTACCTGATGAACTTCTTTACTGATGATGGCCAGCCTCTGCCTCAGGGTATTACAAGCTACATGGAAGGCCCGACCATTTCCGGCACCGAGACCCAGTTTTTGCAAATGACAGAGAAAGCGGTTCAAGACGTAACGGTCACTCCACTGGTAGGCCAGAACGCCTTAAGCGATGGTGTAACAGAAGGTCAGCTAAGACTTGCTAATGCTCAAAGCCAGATGCAAACATTTATGTATCAGGATAACTTATCCACAGCCATGCGCAGAGATGGTGAAATCTGGTTGAGTATTGCCTCTGAGATTTACGATGAAGAGGATCAGGTCATTATTATGAAGGACGATGACTCTACAGAGTATGTTGAAATTAATAAGACTGCATTTGATAAGCGAGGGATGCCAGCTGTTGAGAATGATATGTCTCAAGCATCTTTAGAGGTTTATACAGATATTGGCCCTAGATTCCAAGACCTTAAGCAAGAGGCTGAGCGTAAGCTTGGTGATCTGATTAATGGACTGGCTCCAAACGATCCTATGAGACAGGTAGCCACGTTGACGCTGGTTAATATGATGGATATCCCAACAGATACACCGCTTGAGAAGTGGGTTAGCCAGCAAATGCTTGATCAAGGCTTAAGAGAGCCTGAAAACGAGCAAGAGTACATGGCGATGATTCAGAAGCAGCAGGCGGCAGCAAATCAACCTAACCCTATGGTAATGGTGGCGCAAGCAGAAATGACCAGAGCTAAGGCGGATGTTATGAGTGCTCAGAATGATCAAGCTAACACAGCTATTAATGCTGAGAATGCTAAGAGTAAGCGCATTCAGGTGCTTGCTCAGGCTGAGAAGTACGGTGCCGATATATCTAAGACCTTGCAAGAGGTTGACACAGAGCAGTTAGATAATGCGATTAAAGTAGCGGAGAGAGTATGATCACAGAAGAGCTAAAAAACATTGAAGGCGTTAAGTTTCTTAGCGCCGAGGAAATGGAGGGCATGTCTAAGGATGATGCTGTAGAGGGTCAGTTCTATCT